ATCTTAAACTGTTAAGTGATTCACCAAACAAATCAATCCTATTGAGGATTGTATGACCGTAGGAATCCGAAAGTCATGAACACAAACAAATTCTTAAGAAACGAATTTGCTAACCCACAAACACTTGCGCCACTATTTCAAGGGTTTGTGACGGAAGATGCTCAAGCAATCATCGACAACCTAGTACTCAATAAGTATTGCATGAGCGAAAGTTCACAAGAAGCCATTAGCGCGATATTTCATGGTGGCGTGAGATATAGGCCTACAGTTAATGGTCATCCACATCCCGAATTAGCCTTCTCTTACGATTATATGTACAAAGAACTCACAAAAGCGATGGAGAAGCAAAAGAATGTAGTCATTATTGGAGGAACTTACAAGGAAGTTAGAAATTACATTCTAGAAGAGTCATTAGCTGATACAGAATTTTACATCATGATGGGCATTTATGACTCTAGGGACTGGATTAGAATTACAGACGGGCGTTCAACAGCAATCAAGGATTTTGCAGGCACCAACGCCAAATTGGCCAAGTACGCGCATGACTACTTACGAGTTATTGAAGCTATTGACAAATTTATTGCCAACGATCGCCCGTATTTAGATGTTCATGGAGACTACTTTTATACGCGAGTTAGTTACTTGAAGTGCAATATTACTGCAGACATAGGCATCTGCTCCGAATGTCTGTACGACATCGAACCTCTGACACTTATGGCTTACGCCCTTCATTTCAAAATTCCAAAAATGGTCGCAACCATGATTCAGGCACCAGAGCTCATTCATCGTGTTGAATTTGTCGATCGACTTTTCAACGTGAAATTCCGCTGGTCAGGCAAGGAGTACATTCAAATGGTTATGCCTGGTGGTGAGCTTGGATATACACACAAAGCTGAGAACTACTTCTTCTGGTGTTTTGAAAATTACTATGAGCCCCCTGCTGAGTATTATGGGTTACCCTGGGCTCCCCACATCATGGTTTTTGAGCGCAATATGGCAATAGGCATACACACGAAAATGAACATTTACATTAATCCGCGCTTAGAGACTAGATTAGTTAGAATGGTCCCTAGCTGCGTTCGAGATTATTGCCGTCTGTGGCGTATATTCCCTTGGCTACGATACAGGAAGATTAACTATTTTTACACTCAGCGAGACAAATACGAAGCAATTTATGGTTTCGCCTGTCGGCAACAGGTTGCAGAGTTCGAACCACCAAAAATATTAGCGTTAGCGCATTCTAAAAGATTTCAGATCACAATCGCTGGTCAAATTCTGCAACTGGATTGGAATGCAGACATGGATATCGTCACAGAAACATCGCTCTTTGCCATGGTGCATGCAATATTTACTAGAGGTGGGTTTTATGAGATTCTTCAGAAAGCGCTAGCCGTTTCGAAAAAAGGAGGGTTTTCACGCGATTTGCTACCTAACGCAAAGTTAGGGGCTCTGCGCAGTCTGTTTGACTACTTTTGGAACAGCCCTTTTGGTCAGGACATGAACTGGGACAATCTAAGAATTGCAGAACGAATGGACACTGTCTTAAAAATTGATACCACGATCATTGACGATCACATCGAACTGTTAGACGGAACTGTTGTTGGCACATGGAAGAAATTGATTTCTCCATCACCCGATCCTCATGTCACAACTGCTCTCTGCGTCTTTAGAAGTATCAATTTCCCAGAACCTGAGCGAAAGCCACTCAGAGTGGAATTTGATCTACACAAATTCGATCAGAAGCGAAGCCATATAACTGATGGCCTGAGTCTTGAAGATGCGTCGGAGCAGCTTGAATTAGGTAACATTCAAACTTTGGTCAAACCGTTGCCTAAAAGATGGACGGTTTATGCGAATTTCAAACGCGCCGTCACTCCGCTATTTGGCATGATAAAAGAAGCTGTTAAGGCACAGGCTTCTATTCCTCTGCAGCTTGATGGTCCGCCGGCTATGGACGCCTCCGCATACACAGACATTGTTCTGGCAAAAGAGAGTGAAAATTCTTCTACCGTGGCCAATGATGGTGATTCAACGACCAACAAAATCGAGAGTGATGATGAAAGCACTGAAACGTCTTCTCAAACCGCGTCCGAGACTGATCAAGAAGAATCTGATACAAGCAGTTATACGACTGCTACTGATCACTCGCTTGCCATTGAATCATCAGACAATTTGACTGAGATTGAGGAGAAAGTTGAAGAGATGTCCAACCAAGTATTTCTTGATCAGATACTAGCTCAGGGCATCGCATCAGGATTAGCCCCAGAGTCATTGGTCACTGAAGCTACCGCGCCTCCTGTGTCAAAGAGCGTCTCCTTAACAGATGTTCACACTTTGGCTATAACCAGAGTTTTACATCCGAATACGGAGTTCTTGATTTCCTGTCTTCCGGAGCATATTGAGGTCATTTACGATGAATTTGAGCATCCCATATCTCTCAGCTGGCAGCTAAACAAAACACCTGAGTTATTGAATCTGCTTATGTATCAGAATGGTGCGGACTCGTTAATCCAAGACTTGAGCGGTACAGGTGTTGCATCTATTGAGATTGCAAAAGCCCTCGACTCATTAAAAGCAAAATACGAAGACGAAGATTCAATTTATGAGCAAGGGTTTGAAGTGCAAGGAGTTGAAGAAGCCAAGGCTGTCATCGTGCCACAAGAGTACAAGACCCGAGACGAACCCGAGGTAATTGCTAAACCAGAGCCCAAAAAGATTGGCCCTGATTCTAAGCCGTCGAAACATCACTGCTCAAAAGCCCCGCATTCCAGACCGGATAGCAAGCACTTTATCAAGAAATTCCAATTGTTAGCGCATTCCTACACTGACTTTGGAACTCAAGCTTATCGCCCTAGAACTGAAGGCTGGAAATCTTGCCCAGAAAACGGGCAGAGAAAACTAGCATGCGTCGAACTTCAATGGATAATTTGCATGGCAAATGACGGTAAAATCAATTTGCATGAAAAGCACGCAGTTTTTTATGCAGGTGCAGCGCCAGGAATTCATATTCGATTACTAGGTAAGGTTTTCCCTCACTGGGTTTTCCACCTTTATGATCCTAAACCATTTGCAGACAATTTAGCGAGCAAGAATGTGATTCTACATCAAGAGAAATTCACCGGCAAGACGTTCCGAGTTCCACAGGTGTCGAACAAAAATCATTTGCTCATATCTGACATCAGAGGAGAAATAAACAATCCTGACGGCAGTTTCATTGAGAATGAGAAGCGTGATCAAATAGTCCTTAGGGATATGTTAGAACAAAGATCTTGGATGGTCCAAAACGGCTTTAAAGCTGGTTTGCTCAAATTCACATTGCCTTATGCTTCCGGCCAAACGGCTTACCTTACTGGCAAGCTTATGTTGCAACCATTCACTCATAATACTGGCACAGAATGCCGATTATGGGTAGATGCAACGGATTTCACGCAGACCAAGATGTACGATCACGACAAATATAATGACATGATGTTCAACTTCAACTGGAATTACAGGCCACATCACTTTTCAGATGTTACGCCTCAGGATGGTTACGACTGCTGCTATGACTGCCATTACGAAAAGATGCTGATTAGACAACTAGCGGTCATGGACACTAAGCAGCTACATGTTCAAAACCCCGCTTTCTTGTTCCGCGAAATGTTCCACACTGCACCTGTTAATGAAAATTTAACCACCAAAGATAGGAAAACTGCAATTCACTCAAGAGCAGCCCCGTCCAGTGTCGAAATTGCAAATTTGAAATTGAATAGACTCCCCTATCAGGCTGACACAAGACAAGGGCAAATCGTTTCTGAGCTTACTGTTAAAACCGGTTTAATCACGATTAATGCTGAAAATTCATTGAGCAAGATGCAGGATTTTATGACCCACAAAGGTGTTAGTTCTAGTGTAGCAAACCTGGGAAGTCTGTCGAATTTAGAAGTGGTTTTGGCTGCATGCTCTGAAAAAGCTCGACAAGCATGCAACGCGATTAAAACAACTGAAATCAAAGCTAAAGTTTGCGTTTGGAACGCCTACTTTGGTTCCGGAAAGACTGCCAGAGCTGTCCAATTATTCAACAAAAGCGATGCTATGATTGTGCCGACAAATGCAGCACACGGAGATGCCACCTGGAAGATAAAAGATAAGTTCCGGGACATAAATTGGGGCCCAAATGTTTTCACGCCTGACAAAGCCATGAGCGAGAAGAATTTCAGGAAACTCATGTGCTCCCGTAGGATATTCATCGATGAAGTGTTCCAATTCCCTGTGGGTTATTTGCTAATGCTAATGACTCACCTTAGAGGTAAGGAATTCATACTTATCGGCGATATAAATCAATGTCAGTTCCACGATCCAGAAGCGGACACACGAGTCTATGGAGCAATCGATATCTTGAATTACGATCCACCAGTGCAGACACTCAACGTTACTTACAGGTGTGGGCCTTCAATATGTGCGCTAATTCGTAAATTATGCCCTGACTACAAAGTGGTTTCAGCAGCAGCTCATGATACTGGTATCAGGGTTGTGCCTTACGACGATATGGTCAGTGGCAAATATCAAACTGAATTGGAGAAGGGGTTTAATATCGCAGCATCGAATGTTACTTTAGAAAAAGTGAAGTCAGGTCGAACAATAAGAACTGCTCAAGGACAAACCTACGACACAGTCAATCTGTGCTGGACTAGGAACGACACCGCTCTCTTCAATAATGTCGGAGAAATGATTGTCGGGTTAAGTCGTGCTACAAGACAACTCAATATCGTAGAGGTCGAACCCGGGTCATTGCTAACTTTCCCGGTTAATTTACTCCCCTTGATTGACAATCCTATTCCATACGTGGGAGACAGCAATTTCGTGGTCAATGCCTTACCGAAAATGGAAGAAATTGCGCCAGAACATCAGCGCTGTAAAGATGTTGACTTCAATGCTGATTTAGCTTCACAGTTCATTCATGTGAGTGGCGTTCCTTACGAGACTGCTTACTTTATAAAGAACCCGAGTAAATTACCAGATAAATTTGTCCTTGACCCGCAAGTCTTTGAGGACTACAAGCAGTTTAAGCATCTAGTTCTCACTCCATCTGCACAAGGTGCCGTTTATAGAGTTTCCTCTAAATGGCAAACGATTATCACGTCTCTTGTAAGATTGGCGGTTACTAACCGATTAAAGATTTTCCCAAGAGATGCTATCCCAGAAATGTTGAGTAATTTCCGTCAGATGTTTGTCAATCCACAGTACAAGCCCATGAACCTAGATGATATTATTCATAAAGCTCAGTCGTCTGTCATCGAGTCGCAAAAAGAAAAGAAATTCCCTGATTTAGGCACCGATAAGAACCCGGCGGCTCTAGAAGGTCATCTAAAAACGATCGTTAAAATAAAAGAGGAAAACGCTAAATTATTGGACGGCAAAGCAGGTCAACCAATTTATGCGTGGTCAAAATGGTTAAATGTCCAGTTTGGGACCTTATTTAGATCCATTGCCGATATGCTCAGAAATGGTTTCTTGAAAGAAAACACGATTTACGCGAATGGGTACACTCCCGAAGAATTAAATGCCGCTATGTTCAAGGCATTTTACGGTGGCAATTCCGAGAATGGAATATGGGTTGAAGGCGATATGCCAGAGTATGATGCTAGTCAACACGCTGAGACTATAATAGCCGAGTGGGAGATTTACAAACAATTTTTCGAAATTTTATTCGGCAAGAATGATTGGAATTACCATCTTTATCTGATTACTAGAATTAGCGCTGTGGTTTATGAATTAGGCTGTAAATTTTCAAACAAAGAAATGAAAACATCAGGCGAACCGGG